AGTGGCGAGTGCCAACGTAAGCACTTGACCATTTGTACCGGTCTAGTGGCCAAGTACCGTGCGCAACTACCGCACCGAATGAAAAAACTTTGGACCAGCTGCCCGTCCGATTATCGCGGTACACGCCATCCTCGAGCATCGCGAATTGATCGTCATTGATTATGAAATTGTAAGGATGAAGCATTGGAGTTCCAGCGAGCAAAACACCGGGAGCGTGTCCGTGCGCCGAAAACACGCTATTAGCGCGCCATGCGAAATTCACCCCGTCAACGACGGACAACTGGTCCGAAATTTTTCCTGACTGTTCGTCGGCGTAGGCTGGAAGGTACTGGCCTATCTGAAACGTTTGCGCAAACATGTTACCTCCGAAAGTTGTGGGCCGGAACCGCCCGACGAAGTTCCGGCCCACATATCAGCCGCGTCTGCCTCCGAGGATTTCCCGGTTGCTTTCGCTGCGGATAATGTGCGTGATACCTTGCTCGTAAGCCGAGTAGTGCACCTGCTGCCGTGGGTCTTGCTTTGAAGAGAAAAACTTCGCCAAAGTACCTTGCAGTATCACGTTATTGTGGCGTTCCAGCATCCAGTTAGCCACCAAGTCAATTGCGGCGGCGGACGCTGTTCCGTAATCATTGGTTTCCGTACTGAACTGTGCGGGCCGCGTATTTTCCGGGTGGTACTGGAGCCAAGGTTGGTAGGCGTAATACGCGATTTTAACAGGTGAACAACAACCTTTGAAGATAAAACTGTCACCGGACCTGTAATAAAACCGGTCAAGCTTTTTCATGCGGCGACTTGGATTTACCGCAGTTGGTTCGCAACCGCAACCGTCGACGATATAAGTTTCACGGCGAAAACGTGCGCGCCCGACTTCAGGCTTCCAGTCTAGACTTGACTGGCCTAGGGGTACTAAGACTTCTTCCTCGACCATATCATCGGGCCAATCGTCGCGCTTGCTGATATCACGCATAGTTTCGTTAGCAAAGTACGTGATATCAGCAAGGCAGTCTGGACGTCCGGCGATGTGCACGGCCCGATCTACCAACTCTGAGAACATTACATTCTGAACAGCGTATTGTCGATGTTGTCCAGTTCAGTCATACGGCCCATCTGTGCGAAGTCGTTACTGTCCGCGGACGAGGCGGGCCCTGCGGTAATGTTACTCCGCATCATTTCCCGGGCCCGCGCGGCACCTGCGACATAGGCGGCCAATTGCGCCGTTTGGGCTTCTTGGAACATGGCGTTAAACTTCGGATGGGCGCGCAATGCCTTGGCTACTTCCAGATTTTCGGTGAGGTACCGGCCGTCTTTGAAGCGAATGGGCACGTTGCGCACGATACCAACGCCTTGGTGCTGCTCACGGAAACCCACGTCTACGTACAGTGTAAGCGTTGGGTAGCGGGAAATGAAGTGCAGCGTTGTTTTTGGCGCAACGTGGTCAAGCTTCCGCGCGGTTTCGTCCACGGTAGCTAGCACAGACTGCGTGTTTGCTGCAGGGGCCGCTTGTTTCGCGGCAGGGCGCACAGCGGTTTCCAGCGCAGTCGGGGCAGGTGCCGCCTTTTCTGGGGGCGCGGTGAGGACGCTCATAACTGCGTCAAACGCGGCTTTTGCGGAAGGATCGTTTTCTGGTACGCTGGGCGCCATGGCAGGCTTAGACTCCAGTTCAGCAGCTTCAGGCAGGGCTGCTGCTTTGGGCTGCGCGTTCAGTCCGGTGATGGTCATATCGGGCTCCGTTCGGTTATAGGTGACAGGGGAGTAGGGGGCAGAATTACCCGCCCCCAAGGTTGCTTACACTTCGTCGGTAAAGACGGGCTGTGCAGCGGTGTTCATAACCATCACGGCCTGCGGGTCACGCGGATCGTAATAGTCGGCCGAAATATCCGTCATGATCGCGCCAGTCTGCTCGAGACCATACTTGACCGAGCATTCCGACGTAAACACGCCAGCCGTGCCGTCGCGCAAGTCCGAGGCTTTACCGCTATCGTCGCCATCTTGGTGGAACGTGCGACGCAGCCACTGAACCGACATGGCGGCCGGATGGAACGAGTACATATCGCGCGCCCAAATCGGGCTTTCGTTCATCATCGGGTGGACCATGAACGTCAGGGTGCCGAACTGCGAACGGAAACGGTAGAAGTCGAGGCCAAACGCGTTATCCATCGGAGTGACCGAGTACTCGCCGTAGCGATACGCGATTTCATTCAGGGCGCGCAGTGTGACGTTACCGCAGAACGTGATGCGTTCGTTGGCTTTGCCTTTGATGTTCTTTGAGAACAAACGCTCGGTGTAGTCGTCCAAAGCCCGGCGATCGAGGCCAGTTGTCGGCGAAACAAAAATGTTCGTGCGCAACTGGGCCAAAATACCGTCCATCATGCGGAATGGCTTGTTGTTGATAACACCGCTGTGCTGCCGGCCCCAGAGCAGCGAACGTTCCATGTCTTCTGCATGCCACATAGCCGCGTCGGCTTTATTCCGGGCCTGCCGATCGCCAAAGCGGTAAGTCGTGGCCTGCGCGGTTCCGGTGATATCCCACGCACGGCGGAAAATCTGGCACTGGTTCCAGCGAACATAAGGAGAGGACGCAATTGCCGTTGGGCGCTCGGAACCTTCCTCGAATGCTGTGCCGATAAGTTGGACAGCAACTTCGCTACCACCTACTACGATAGGCGCGATGCCTGTGGAGCCGATGTTACGCTGAACTGTCAGCACGTTACCTGAAACGCCCAAGACCAGCAGTTGTTCGCCGGTGGTTTCGACTTGGAAGATCATGTTTTCATGAACCCACGAGGTGTCGTCCAGCGTCAGCATGTTGCCAAGCGGGGCATTGACCGACATAACCACGCCACGTGTCGACCACATGCCTTCTTCGTACCAGCTGTAAACTGCGGTGGTCAAGTTTTCACTGGCCATGCCTGAAGATAGTGCGAAAAACGGGACAGCCCCGCCACGCTGTTCACGCAAAACGACCGAAGAGAGGCTGTCTTGCCGCTCGTTCAGGCCGCCTGCGTCAGAAACGAAAATGCCTTTAACGGCCATTTGAAGCTCCAAAAAGATTAGAAAAACCGCTTTGGGCGGCAGGGTTTGCGCGCATTTGCGCCTCAGGACTTGCGAAACTGGCCGCGGTCCCCATACCTTCAATAACTGCAACGATTGCGGGGATCAAAGAGCGTGGATCAGTGTTTGGAGGAGCATTTGCTGCCACCGTATTCGCCATGCCGTTAACAAGATTTACAATAAACGGATGCGTAGCGGTTGGATAGCTGCGCTGGAACTCTTGGACAATACTGTTGGCCAGAACACCGTGGTGGGATTGTTGGACTGCTTGCTGGGCGGAGGTCATGACGGCTTGTTCGACCAGTTGGTTGACCAGAGGGACCAGCGCGGCAATAGTGTTCACTGATGTTTGCTGGAACGCCGCTTGCAGGGATGCTGCCCCGGTTGCTGGGTCACTTTGCATGCTCGTGATCAGCGCGGCCATGTCGATACCACCGTGCAGAGGAACATCGGCAAATGCGGAAGCCACGGCTTCGGGGCGCAAAATTGGGATGGACATGCCGGTCGCTTGCTGCGGCGCGTTGGTCATGGTCTCGATGAACTGGTGGGCCAGCGCGGTCGGGTCCATCCGCGTCTCAGCCGGGGCCGCGTTGTAGCCTTGAAGCAGTGAGGCCAGAGAAACAGGGGCTTGAGCAGCTGGGGCAACTTGAGCGGCTGGGGCAGGCGCTGGGGCAAAACCTTGGGGAGCAGGGGCAGGATTTGGCGCAGAGGCCTGCGGCGCTGGAGCGGGAGCCGGGGCAGGTGCGGGCGCCGGGGCATCAGCGCGTGGGCCAGAAAATAGGTTAAACATAGCGGGTTATCCTTTAGATGGGGTGAAGTTTTCGATTTCTAAGCTAAGCACCTGCAATATACTGCGCAACTTATGCACTTGTGCCTTTATCATTTCGTACTCGCCTAGCCCTCGCGCATAGTCTAGGGCTAGGTTGGGGCCGAGCGGTAGGGCGCAAAGGTTGCTGACACAGCGCTCCATTTCCGCCTCAGCTTCGTGCAGCAGCGCCTTGCCCGCAGTTACTCTGTCTTGCAGCAATTCCAGTTGATTGGTCATTTGCGCACACTGGCCATTTCTCCGCCGCAAGCTGCGTAGCCTGCGAGGTCCACCCAGTTATCTGTGACAGTTGGGTTGCTCCACGCCCGGCATATCTTCAAATCGGCCATAAGCAGGCAAACTTGAGCGGGAGTGACCGTAACACCAAGGCGGACGGACCAGACAGCAGCGATCATACCAAAGGATTGCTCTGGTGCGCCGTGCGTGGCTTCGCGGTCTTTTGTGACGTATTCGCGCGCAGTGTTCAGGATTTCGGCGCGCTTCGTGCTGACGGGTTTTTCTAAACCTTCTGGCATGTTATGATCGTCGGGCATTGTATTCTCCTGTTACTGGGGTTGGGCAGTAGGGGCGGGTGGTGGAGTTACTCCGGGGGGACCAGCCGCGGCTCCGGCAGCTTGAACCTCGGCAGCTTGGATTGCTGCGTCACGCTGCAATTGTTTTTGCAAGGCTGCTTCGTATTCGTCCGGATCGATAGCCAAGCCGGACATTTGCATGTAGTGCTTCATGTAGAGCGCAGCGAGTGGTGGCAGCTGCCCGCCGGACTGGAACATGACGTTGATCATGTCACGCAATTCGGTAGTGGCGCGCAACCTGTCGACACCGATCATCAGTTCAGACTGCACCAGCACAAACTGGGATTTTTGAAGATCAGCGGCGGAAACTTGGATCGCTTGCTTTTTGGCCTCGTCGATGTACGACATTTCCTGAGCGTTCAGCAGGTTTAGATGCTGCATGTGGAAACGCGTTGGGACAAAAATTTGGCCATCCAACGTAGTAGCGTAGTAGACCAGAGAGCGCAGCCCTGTCATAAGAACAGCTTGCGCTTGGTACTGGGTCGCGCGGTCAAGCCCGGCCATGGCTGGCTGGGAATTTGTAGGGAATAGGTTGTCCAGCATCCCGGACAACCCAGCCGCGTCGTTAATGCTGCCGGCACTGTCCGGGATATCGTTTAGTTGTAAGATGTGCCGGCGGAGATCGTCGTCGTACCGCATCATGCGTATGGGTAACCGGCCGCCGCTCATTTCGTCCAGCTGCTCAAGCGGGATAACTTCGGGGTTATAGAGGGTAACGCCGCCCTCGAGAGCCTTACGCATGCCGCGTTTATGAAGGTTCAAGATAGTGGACGCAAGCAGGCCCATGTGTGCCGCGTGTTCGCCAAATTTAAACGAGCGCCCGAATTTGCGGTCAAAGTTCATTGAGGCGACAAACCCGGGCAGACGGTCCGCACGACCTTGGGCAGGCTGGGCGTAGGTGATGATGCCGGGGTATGTGATGTGGATTTCCCAGATTTGAAAAGGGCGCGGCTGTGCGGGCGCTGGACCTTTAACGAGGCCGTACTCGTAGGGGTCAATGCGGGTCATCATAACGACTTGGTGGATTGCGTTATTTTCGCGAGTTTGCCAGTTGTTGGCCATGCCGTAGCTGAAGAGCTGGGCGAAACCTGTCTGCCCTTTGTTGGTGCTGGAGCCATAAAGTTGGTGGGCGCGGTGCCGGCCCTGCGCGATTTTAGGCTCGAAGTAGTACCAAAGACCAGTGCCGTTTGCGTGGTCAAACAGGGGTGTAGTAAAGTCGGGCAGGCCGCTGTGGCCGAGGATCGCGTCAAACATGTCGTTTTTGGCAAAATTACGCCCAGCTACACGATCCCGGCGAAGTTGGAACGGTGTCACGGCCTTGAACTGCGCGATGAATTCGCCCTCTTGCTCGATCTTACTCGGAGGTAGGCTGCTATCGTAAGAGAGGTTGTAGGGGTCAATGTGCTCGACGCAGACACCCGCGGTTTCGGTGGGCGAAGCCATTTGGGTGCCGAGCAGCGAAGTTTCGACTTTTGCGTTGGCTTGCTTGGTCCACCGGAAAAATCCGCCAGTGAGGTCCAGTGTGACAGCGTCAAAAACGCAAGCCGCCAAATTGTTGCGGTGGTCAAACATTACAGATTGGTGGCGGAAGGCCTTAGAAAGTGAGTTAGCGGTGCCTTGGGCTTCGGGACCGGTGACAACTGAATAGGGCATTTCCGTTGGCATCAAGACGGACATGAGTTCGCTGGTGAATTTTTGCAAAGTCACAAAGCCAAAGGGGTAGATATGGTCGGGAATAGATACGGACTTCCCCTCGTTGCGCTTGTCTGCCCGGTCGCAGTCGGAACCTTCTGGCTCTACAATGCCAAGCAAGTCGTATTCGACTGCCATCATGTGCGCGATCCGCTGCGCCCGAGCATCCGCGTCACGGTGCAGGACTGCGTACAGATGGCCCAGCAGTTTCCGGTGGGCTTTGGGGTCGAGCGTATCGCTGGCTTGCGGGCCAAACTTTACAGCCGCGTTTACCGGAATTGGGGTAAACGCGGGGGAGTTGTATCCAAGGTCTGCCATTTGGCCCTCACAATATGGTTGAACTGCCCTGTGCCCGCGTGTCTGCGAGTGCAGTAGCGCCTGCGCGATTTTGGTGGATAAGCCGCGCATAGTCTTGCAGCATAATCATTCCCATGCTGCAAGCGTCGATAAGGTCGTCACTGTTGTTGTTTTTGCGCACGTCGAAAGCGATTAGCTGGGAAGAAACGCCCCAGTCGCCCGCGGCAAGGCAGTATTCGTGTTCTTGGATGGCGCTGGCCCAAGTTTGCAAACGTGCGGTTTTGTGAGTGCGCCCGACTTTGATGGGTACAAAATCGACCGGATTTCCGCTGGACATGCTGAATTCGAGTTCGAAATAGTGAATCAACACGGCTTGTAGTTGCACGGCTTCTACGCCAACCGTTCGACAATCCCACCGATAGCATAAGTCTTTAACCACGCGGGCCATATCAGCGGGAGTCATGCCCTGTTGATGCACATACTCGGAAATTTGTGGTAAGCCGAAATCGTCGATGGTGTGCAGGACAATGGCGCAGTGGTCCGCGGTTTGCTTGTCTGAAATGGCGGGGTCGATGGTGATGAAAGTACGATAAGTTTGCCCGTCCCCCGGGTGCCGCCGCGGTTGGAAGTAGATTTTTTCAAATGGCAACAGCGCGTTCTCTATGTTGTAGGGGATATTCATCATTTCGCCGAACCAAGCGGAAATGCCGCCCCGCCGTTTAGCACGCTCAATGTCGAGGCGGATCGCGGACAGGGGCCACTGGAATGGCCAGAGAGGTTGGCCATCTGGGCGCAGCACCCCCATGCGTACGGAGCGCCACTCCGGGTCGGTGATGTTGTCATTTAGTAGTGTGCGGAAACCGATCAAGTTGCCGATCTGGAAGATTTTTGAACGCCCCACCCTGCGGGAAACTGCGCGCATGAAGGTGTTATCGAACCAGTGCTTGAGTTTTTGATAACCTTCTTCGGTTTTTACAGCGGTTTCGTCTTCAATGTCGTCGCAGGTTACGTATTCGGGGCGCATGTTGTGCACGTTCATGCCGCGCAGTGCTTGCCCAACGCCGAGGGCTTTGAAGATGATCAGCTTTTCGTAAGGTTCAAAAGTGTCAGGCTTGTATGCTTTTACGAAGAACTCAACGTGGCCCTCGGACAGTCGCTCACGTAAAACTTTTGGCATCCCGAAAGCAGAAACAGCTTGATCGCCGATAACGCGGTTCCAGACGGATTCTACGGACGTGGCGGCGGCTGTGTGCGTGGTGCCCATGTAGACAAAAAACTGGACTGGGCTAAAATAGATTAACTTAAGCCACGCGAGGCGGGCATACGTGGTTTTTGCGTGTTCGCGGGGCAAGGCAATTACGTCGCGGCGCTCGTCGAGGTCGGTAGCCCGGCTAAACGTCATCAAGTGAAAGTCTTGCACGGTGTCTTCTTCAGGGATTTCGTCGATAAGGAAGTATTCAATGAAAAACTCGTCAGAAGTTGCAAGAAGCCACCGCAATTCAGCGGGTTCCATGGTGGCCAAGGTGGTGGCTTCACTCATGTTACTCACCTATTGCTGAAAGGTCGAGGTCGTAGCCGGCGCTGGGGCCAAAACGCTGGACAACCTTGAGCGAAGTCGTGTCAACGCCCAGTGCGGACTTGAGCAAAGACTTTACAGAAGTCGGGTCCAGTGCTTCGTCAAGTGAAGCCGAGTTGTCGCGGCGGATTTCTACTTCGCGGTCGATCATGCGGTCAACGCCGCCGTCTGCGGACAGGCGCTCGGCCATGCGGGTGCGAATACGGATAATTTGCCCGCCGGAAGTTAGTTGGTCTACGTCAATGGAACCGGGGGCAACTTGCTGACGCTGTGTTTGGCGCGTGGTATTCCGGGCTTTATTGGCCTGTACGGCAATACCGAGTAGCATGCGCGGGTCTGCCACGCTGTCCATGGCGTCGGACAGGTCACCCAGCGCGCGGTTTTCAAGGTGGGCCCAGCGGTCCTCGATTTCAGCAGACTGCGCGACGAGCATGGCGGTTTCTTCGGCCAGCATTTCTTGGTAGAACGGGTCTTGGCGCGCGGAAATGAGGTCAGAAACCTCGGCACGGAAAATTTGGCAAAGTTTGGCGTCCGCAGTTTGGCGCGCATCATAGTACGCCAGCATTTTCGACACCTGCTGCTCGGGAGTTAGCGGCGCATCGTGCATTTTTGCACTCCTTCCAGCGGACTTGGGGCCACTTTTTAAAATTTGCTAGCAATCCGGCAACGCCCAGCCACACTAGGGGCCGTTTTTTAAACTTTGTAGCAATGGAAAAGTGGCTTTTTATAGAGAGGGGGACCCACATATTTTTTGGGGGACATACCCCCCTTGTCGTGTGGCCGTGGAATTAGGATAGGATAGGGCAGGGGTGGGATGGGATGGGGCAGGATGGGGCAGGATGGTGCGCGCATGGCAATAGGCTAGGGTGCAAGTTGCCATGCGCAAGGGGTGTGGGTAGGCTATAGGGTTAGGCGGTCAAGCCATCGAAAGACAGGCCCTCGGCGTCTGCCGTTGCAAGGGTGATGCTGTCGCGCGTGTCTTTCCATGTTTGGAAAATGGTAGATGAAAGCGCGGTCTTGCGGGTTTCGTAACGGGTTTTCCCCTCGGCGTCTTTAACTGGTTTGTTTGCGTCATCGCGCAGCATTACGCGGACGGGGCAGGCTGGGGCTAGGCGGATTGCGTAGTCAAGCAAATGTGCCCACTGTTCTTGTTTCATGGATGCGAAGTGATTTTCTGCGGCAACACGGGACGAAAGGCAAGCTTTCAGGGTTTCGGCGGAAAGGCGGGCTTTGCTGAATGTGGCCAGCACTAGCTTCGCGTCACCTGCGCGGCCCCGGGATTTCAGGGCTTCGGCGGCTTTGGTTGCTTGGGTAAGCATTACTTGCTGCAGGACGGGGAACATGATTTTGAATGCGGCAAGGTCGGCATTTGCGCCACGGGCAACGGTAGAGATGAGTGCGGCCAAGCGGTCGGCGGGCATGGGGCGGGCGTGGGTTACGTTGCCTTGTTCGTCGGTTTTGGCGTTTTCGTGGTGCAGTTTGGCAAGTTTGCGCGCGGCGGAAAGCATTGCGCGATTGAATAGGGCGGCGCGGTATTCGTGCAGGGCTGGGGCCGTGGCAAGTTCGGAATGGGAAGGAAGGTTGATAAGGTAGATAGCGGCGGGAATTGCCAGTGCTTCGCCTTCGGCTTGGGGTTGGGTGTTGGTGGAATAGAGTGTAATTAGGGCCAGTGTGCCAGCCGCTGCGGGGTCGGTTAGAACGATCGTGCCGTTGTCATCGAGACCTAGGGCGGGAACGGTGATTGCGTTACCCTCGGCGTCTGCTGCGTAGGTGTCGGGAATATTGGTGGATAGAATTGCCAGCGGGTCGGTGCTGGGGAAGTATTCGGTAGCGGTGGCAATGCGTGATTGCAGTTCGTTAAGCGCGGCGGTTGCGCTGGTGAAAACGGAATCGGTGAATAGTTTTTTAGACATTGGATGGTTCCTTATGTTGCGCGGTGTTGCGCGGTTTGGGCGTGTTTGCCCATTGCTAAGATTACGGCGTTTGCCTTGGTTAGTGATATAATCTTAGCAAGAGGAAAACAGTTTGGGAACGGTCAACAGTGGCGGCGCGTCCTCTGACCTGTAAGGCGTTGCGTGAAGGCGTTGCGTGGTGCTGGTCAATACCTCCGCCCAAAACTAAACAAAAAACTACCCCCCCCCACCGCGCAAGGAAGAATGTGCCTGATTTTAAGCTTAGCCTTACGCGTTTTATTTCCAGTTGATTTAGGGTTAACTCGGATTAAAGAAAACTAATACTGATAGATTACGGAAACTAGGGGTTTTTGGGGTGCCAAAATTACGCCAAACAGGCAAAACAGGGCGTTTAGGGCGGTTGCGGGGTGGGGGGTGCGTTTTTTATTTAGAATTGGGTGAAGGTGCGTGTCGGGTGGCGTTGGTCGGGTCGGTGTGTCGGGTGGTGGTTCCACGTAGGTTGCCCAAGCCTGTGGGTTGTGTTGGCGGTGGCGGTTGCGGTTGCAAGTTGTGCCAATTTTTCAGCGGTGCCAGCGTGGCGGCGTTTTTTGCCAGATTATGGCGGGGCGCAAATTGTGCCAGTAAACTGCGGCGGCGCGGTCGTAGCCAATTAACGCGCGTAGGGCCGTGATGGAGAGGGCCATTAGCAAGCCTGCGATTGTGGCGATTAGCAAGCCTGTCAGCGTGCCGTGAAAAAATAGGAACGCGGCGGTCGTGAAAACTAGGTCTAGTGCCATGCCGTAGCCTAGCAATCGGCGCAAGGTGATTACGCGCGCGGCTGTGACGTAAAATGTGGTGACGGTGACAACGGCCATGGTGAAAGCGGTGATCATTAGCGGGGGTTCCTTGTATGTATGTGCGGCTGTGTGCCCTGCCCCGTGCGGGTGCTTTGATCTTTCGCGGGTGCGCACGGGGCAGGGCACAGGCTTACGGTTTCCCGCTAGGTTGGGCCTAAAGTGCGGCTAGGTCTGCTCGGGTTTCGCGGGCGTCAAGGTCTTGGCGTATGGGTCGTAACCCGCGGCGCGCGCGCTTTCATAGTGTTCTTCGGCTTCGGCTTGAAATTCGTCGGCCAAACTTTCCCAATTTTCCCCAATACGCTGGGCAAGTGGCACTTCTGGCCCGTTTGCCTCGTATTCCTCTGCTGCGGCGGCTAGTACTAGGCGGGCGGCTAATTCCCGCAAATCAGACCAATCTGCGGGGGTAGCGGGTGCCAGATTTTGCAGGCGTTTCGCGATAGCGGCAATTTTGGTTTTCGGCTCGGGATATTTCGCGGGATTGCGGGCGTGCATGTCCCAATCCGTTAGATTATTCATAATCCGCACAAGGGTTTCTGATGTCTTGGCGCGCTCTACTGCGGTCATCTGTGCCACGTTCATGCTGCATCCCCTGCTTTCAATACTGCATTAATTTCTATGTCTGTTTTGGCTGCGTTCAATGCGGCGCGGCGGGCGGCCAGTGCGTCCTGCACCATTGCGCGGCGCAAGTCCATTTCGCGGGCGATTTCCTCGCGGCGGGCTTTCACCTGTTCCGCGCGTTCCTCGGCTTTGATCATACGATTCACTTCGCGCTCAATACTGGCTGTGGAAAGGCGGTCGCGGGCGGCGCTGGTGTCCACGGTGGCGGTGACGCCTAGAATGGTGATTTTCATGGTATTTAGTCCTTTTTGGTTGGGGTTAACGTGTGATCAATTTGCAAAGCGCGGGGATAACCAACAAAAACACAATGGGTGGGATGCTGAGGGCTAGCAAGACCTTGCGGATTAGGCCAGTGCTAGCGAGTTTGGCGGGGGTTTTGGGGTTCTTTGGCGCTGTTGTGGTAAGCCATGCCCAAACATCCTTTAATACATCTATGAGAGCGGTCATGTCGCTGCTCCTGCCGCGATAAACATATCCCGCGCGTGGTTCATCGCATGGGATGCGCGAAAGTGAACGCCTTCCTCGCTCATAGCATTCAGCCGCAAAATCTCCCAATGATCGCCGTGCCAAACTTCAAACGCGACTGCGAATGTTGCGCCACCGCTGTGCGAAAATACGTCTGGATAAACAGGCGCGCACGTATCAAGGCGTGCGATTAGTGCGGTTTGCAGTTCGGCAAGTGTGGCAAAGTAGGTGTAGCTGGTTGCGGTCATGGTGCGGGTCTTTCGGACATGGGGGCGGCGGTGCGCCCTGTTTCGGTCTATATATATTGCACGACTTCCCCCCGCTCTGTCAATCCTGAACAAATGCAGAACATGCGCCGCGCACTTCACGAATTGTTTCAAATCGTTACAATTCCTCACAAAACAGGGGGCTTGACATTGGGCGCGACAAGGCGGACGCTACGCGCAGTTAAACAACAGCCGCAAAGGTGCTTGCTATGGGAATTAAGCCTTTAAGTTTTGGGCGGGGTGGTGGTCAAGCCTCTGTGCCCCTTGTTTCACCGCCTATTGTCGCGGGTCCGTTGGTTCGTCCGTTGGTTCTGGGCGCTGGTCGGTCTAGTTTGCCGATGGCCGATTTTTCCGCTGTCGCCGATATAAGCGCAATGGCCTTGGATAACATGGCGGCGGGGCGCTTGGCGTTGCTAGGTGTTAGTAAACGCGATGCGCGCGCTGTTCACGCTGGTGCCGTTGCTGGTGCCGTTGTTGACGGGCTAGTAGATGCCGCGACAAGGGCGGCGCAACGTTTGGCCCCTACAGTATCGGATGAGCAGGCGCGCGCCGTTTGGGCTGATATTACTGAGGCTCTGGCCGAATGTGGCCTAGTCGGCGTGGACGGGCGTGTTTGGCAAATTTGCGGCAAAACGGGGCGGCGGGTTGGTGAAGTGCTGCCTGATTATTGGCTAACAGATTTGGCGGTGATTTCGAGGCTCGGTCATACCCCTAGCGCCGATCTGGCAATTTCTCGCATTATAGGCGGAATAACTGCGCAACTAGCCTATACGGTTTCACCTGTTGCCGCCGTGCAATCTGTCAACAGTTTGGCTATGCTTAGAGAGGCTGACCCCGTGGGCTATTTAGTTCAGGGTGTTGCTGAGTGTCTGCCACTGCCCGTGCGCGCTGATATGGTGGCCCGCGCCGCCCGTGCTGTTGCGCTAGGTTCACTGCGCGCGCGTATTGCCGCGTTGCCTTGGGGCGTGGTGCAATATGGGTGTGAGGTGGTTAGCCTGTATCTGTCGCATGTTCTGCCCGCGCGCCTAGTCGGTGATGTAAACCCTCTAGCAATCTATGATACGCGCGGGATAGCGGCAATAGGTGACACCCCTGCAACGCTGGGCCATTTTTGCGGGCGTTTGGTGCAAATTATCTTCACGCTCATTGCCCGCCACCGCGTAAAACCGCTAGCCCAATTAACCCGCCAAGACCTAGCCAGCCTCAAGGTGCATTATCATGGTTCTGGCCTATACGCTGCCCAAAAACAGGCGCGCGCGATTTTGCGGGCAGATTTGGCCAGCGTCGAAAACATCCGTTCTTTCCGCATGGTTATCGTCGATGGTAAACGACAACGCCGTGTTATGTCCAACAGCGACCTAGAAGCGGTGCGGCGTCAATTTGGCATTGATAGTTCCGCGCTAGACTTAGACCTGTCGAATCTAATGGACTTGCAAACTGTCGCGCGGTCACTAGGCAATCCCATTCAAATACAAGTGCAAACCGCGCGCGAATTATCCGCACTTACTGCCCAACGTGATGCGGCCAAAACCCGCGCGCAGGATTTGCTGGGGGACGACGTGCCAATTTTTGGCGGTGCGCCTGATTTGTCCGAGTTAGCCCTGTCTGGTATCCTGCCCGATGATTTTGCCGCTGAGTTTGACACAGAGGCGGACCTAGTGCGCGCGGGCCTAGTCACCCTAGACGAGGTGCTAGATTTTAATTTCGACTACATGGCGCAAGATGACGAAGACGAAGACGATGACGAAAACCCCGATGAAAGCGCATTTGACGCGTTAGACCTGTCTGCTGATGATTTGTTATCACGCGCCCTAGCTGAGGCCATTGCCAACGCCCGCCCTGCTTTGCGCCGCTAACCCTATACTAGGTGCTAATTCCCCCTAGTTTACTTGCCCGCCCCTTGGTCATTCCGATCGAGGGGCGGGCCTTTTTGTTTGAAAAATCAGCTATTTTATAAAAAGTTACGGCCATTGCATGAAATCTCGCAAGTTACCGCAACCACCTTGCCTAGAAAGTTACGCCAATGCCAAAAAGTGATACCCGCGCGGCCCAGCTGTTTTCCATACGCGCCCTTTTTGCCGAAGAAACTGGTCAACCCGCTCCAGAAACCCAGTATACATGGGCGCGCCCCCGCAAACAGTGGTCAAACGAACGATATGTGCCCAAAATGTTCGATACCTTCACCGCCAAATACGTGAGGCAGTGCTACATCATCGCACAGTTACGGCCCGGGAATGCCCAAGCAAGCTGGATCGCGGCGCGCAACCGCCTTTTGCCTCAATTTTCCGGCCTATTCAAAATCCTGCGCGAAAGTTACACCATCGACATTTCCGCAGCAGATTTAGTTGATCAAATCCTGCCCACAGTTGCCCCAGAAATCGTAAAACTATGGCAGCAGGATGCCGAAATCATCAATACCAACCAAAACACGTGACACTTGACACGACCAACCACCCGACATACTATCTGTCACATAAAGCGACTAACCACCCATCCAGCAAAGGAATGCAGCATGTCCACTATAAAACCATTGCAATTTGGCGGTGGCGCAGTATCAACCGTAAACGGCGGGCGCGGCGTTATCTTCAAGCAAGCATCCATACGCCAAGGCGCAAGCGAAATTGAGGAACGTGAAGCACAAAGTTACGCACTAGGCGATACCGCACTCCTCGACATCGTTCGTTCCGAGCGCAAAGGCGTTACACTCGACGAAAACCAGCTTGGCGCAATCGACATGCTTGTGCAAAATCAATTCGCCTGTCTTGCCGGATACGCGGGCACAGGCAAAACCACGATTATGAAACAAGCCCTTGAAAAGTTTTCCCAGTTTTCCCGTACTATCGACTGGGGCGCATTTCGTACGGCAGGCGAACGCCCGGACCAAAACAAACGCCCCGCAATCGCGCTTTGCTGCTTCACCAACGTGGCCGCGCGTAACTTAGCCTCAAAACTACCCGAAGAATGGGCCGCACATTGCATGAGCATCCACTCAATGCTTTGCTACCGCCCCGTTCGCCAAGGCCACCTCAATGCCAATGGCAACGAAGTTACGCTATTCGAACCCGCCTACAACGCCCAGAACCGTGTTCCACTTGACGCAATTTTCATCGACGAAGCCGGCATTGTCTCGCGCACCCTTTGGCAAGCCATCATGGAAGCCATCGGCCCCTCCACCCGTATTTATCTACTCGGCGACTTGGCCCAGCTTCCCGCAATTCAGGGCGTTTCACCCATGCCTTTTGCCATGAAGGCATGGCCCACAGTAGAATTGACCAAAATCTATCGCCAAGAGGGTGACAGCGAAATTGTGCCCAACTTGACCCGCATTCGGAAAGGCCTGTTTCCCGTCCACCATGACAACGATTTCCGCTGTGGGCCTATGGAAACTCTGCCCAAAGGCGCGCAGGCTGCACAGGGCTATATTAAAAACTACATTGGCGCGCTTTTTGCTCGTGGTATTTGGAACCCGATGCGCGACATTATCCTGACCCCGCTTAATAATGGCCCGCTTGGCCAAGACCACTGGAATACTCAATTCCGGTTTTTCTTTAATCCAGTGCGCAAAGACGGCAACGGCAAGGCCATCAACCCCATTATTCTTATTCAAACCGCAGTTGGCCCTATTCACCTGTCCTTGGGCGATAAAGTTATGGCCACGGATAACGGGGGGCGCACGGCTACGGAAATCCGCTTTAACAACGGCAGTATCGGTATTATCACGGCCATTACGCCAAACCCCGAGTTTAAGGGCGTTTCGTTCGATTTCAGCGACGACGGGCTGGTCGATATGGACTTGTTTTCGATGACCCAAGCGCTTGACGATCAAACTTCTGCCGTTGCCGAAGCTGCGCTTGATCTTGATGATGCGGACGATGACGTAAAGCGCCGCGCCGCCAGCCATATTGTAACTGTGAAAGAATTGGCCACAGGTGATCTGTACCACCTTTCCCGTTCTGCCGAAGTTGGCACCCTGCAGCATGCCTACGCCGCCACTACGCACAAGTTTCAAGGTTCACAAGCCCAGAACGTGCTGGTAATTTGCCACACCTCCATGCCTTTCGGACTTAACCGCGAAACCATCTATACAGGATGCTCGCGCGGGCAGAAAAAAGTGTTCTTGCTCCACGATACCGACGGTTTGACGCGCGCCGTTACTAACGCGATGCTCAAAGGCTCGAATACGCAGGAAAAAGTTGATCGGCTTATCGAACATTACAAGAAAAACAAAGGCTGGGCCGTGCCCACCATTCCAGAAGCAAAGGTGCTAGCATGATTTGCACAGTATTAGGCGTTGAATACCGCAGTTGCGCCGCTGCCGCCAAAGCCTTGGGCGTTTCTAAGTCCACGTTTTCTAACTGGAAAAAGAACGGAATGATGGAGCGCATGGCCCGGTTCGTCGTAGCGGGCAAATATAAGGGCCGAGCGCCCAGCCCCACGCGCTCGCAAAGTGTTGGTATACCCGTGCTGATCAACGGCACCCACCACTTTATCTCAATAAAAGCCGCCGCGGATCACTATAAAATCTCCGCGGCGCATCTGCACTACGTTATCCACGCGGGCATTTCCACCATAGAAGTCAAAAAGGTAAAAAACCATGGCCGTTGATCCAATTCCAACTTATGACAAATTGCCAACGGTCGGTGACTTGCGCAAGCTTTGCCTGCCAGATGGCCGAATTTGCCTTATTACACGTGACAGCGCGCAAGGTGGTTACACGTTCACTATTGATCAAACCGATATCCCGCTTTTGCAACTGTACCAAGTAAACCTGCGTATTCGGGATTTATGGGAAGCTGCGGCGGCTGTTGGCCCAGTTTCTGAAGCCCCTGCCCCGGAATGGTGGAACCGGTAACATGGAGTACTGGCGCCAGCTTCAAGCCTCAACGACTGTTACGGTCTGCCCAGTTTGTGCGACTGACTCTTGTACCGTCATGTACTGGGGCTGCGGGTTAATCTGCCATAAGTGTGCTTGGGTTTTGCAACATGCCAACCCAACGCCTGTTTACGTGCGAGAAGACGAACCCGAAGCTTTATTCAGCGCGCTGTTAAACTTGCTCGAAAACACGGCAAATCTATACGTTATCTCTAGGTTGGCCGAGTATTTGACCTACGCTTCTGCCCCGCGCCCTAGCAAAAGGAAGTAACACATGGCCGAAATTCGCGACAAAGTGCGCAAAAGCCCACACTTGGCACAGTTATCCCTGTTTGGGCCCCTGCGCCACATTGAACAAGCCCTAGAACGGGAGTATGCTTTATTATCAAAAACTGACAAGAATAAGTTTGGCGCAGATTTACGGTGTATCCGCGAAAATGTGCGCGATCTTGATGAACGGCTTACCGCTGTCCAGGAAAAAAGGAAAATGCGTAATGCAAAATAATGACGATTATGAGGATGACTTGCTAGATTTTGCTGATCTAGACCTAGTTGACATGGATTTCATCGAAGAAGGCCCCGTGATTGACGAAGCCGCAGGTCCCACCGCCCTGTTGCAGCCTCTGCCGAAGATTGTCCTACCAGAGCTGGCCCCGGGTGAGTATTTCATAGGTGGTCCGGGCGATGGCACCGCTTTTCTAGAAGCCATGCTTATGGCAGTTAAACAAGACTACCGTGAGACAGGTTGCGGTATGTTTTCTGCCAAAATTATATGGCGGCACCGCTCGGTTCTGTCCAAAACTCACATTGCCGCCTTTTGCCGCTCAATTCGGAGCGCCTCGCATAGACTTCGGCAAGCGGCCCCGGGCACCCCTATGTTCGTTATGACTTTGCTCAAGGCCGAACTAACCGGACCAAATGAAGGCACTATCACCATGGCCCGCATGACCGAGGCGGTTTACGCCCAGTTCGAGAGCCGCCGTGCCGCAGACCGCTTCAATAAAAACTTTGCCGCGCGCCGCGCCAACATGCTGGATGCGCTTTAGAAAGGATCACACTATGTCAGATTTTCTTGCCAAACTTCGGGCCAAAGCCGCTGAACAAGCCGCCGCGCTCGAACAAGCGGGTTCTGTGCCGCTAGCAGAGCCAAAACCTCAAAGCGGCCCGGAAACCGTTCTGCCTCCGGCCCCTCTGCCCACTGTTGCCAGCACGCCTAGCCAACCAATCCGGGCGCTTACTGGCCTGCGTCTGCCCGGCGTCCAGCCTCTGCGGCCAGCTACTCCGACACCTGCGGTTACTTTGCCGCCCGTCTCCTCTGACACGCCGCCTCCGCCCATTGTGCCCGACACGCCGCCCAAACCCGCTGGTCTGCAACTTGGGGCCGGCCTCGCCAGACTTGTAGCAAATACTGGCGGGCAGGCTCAAAACGTCACAATAGCCGCCCGGCCTGCCCTTACAGCGCCAGCAGACTACGCACCATGTTACTCTGCGGCAGAGTTTATCGAGGACTGGAATGCCCTAGAATTGGCGGGCGACCCAGAACCCGATGAGCAGGCCGAGATTTTCAAGCGCGCTGGGCACAGGATCGCCGAGCTATTTGACAACGAATTGGCGGGCCTCGCGATTACCGCCGCCAGCGACAAGTCTATTACCGAAATTGCCGCGCTGGTAAACCTCACCTTTATCCGCGTAAAAGACGCCCCGTCCGCTTGGGCCACCCTTGACCGCGTTGATAAAGCCGCCGTTATCAAGGGCATGCGCGCCATTGCAGCCAAGCGTAATTCCGCCGTAAAAGGCAAGAAAAAAGCCGATGCCGATGCCCTCTCTTCTTCGTTTACAGAGGCCGCGGCGCTTACCGCTGGTTTTGACGACGATGACTTGGGCGATCTTGGCAGCTTTGATTTGGGGTTTTGATCATGCATTGGATTTTGCTAGTTTTTATAACCGACGCGCAAGGCCAGCCCCTCACCGTGGCCCAAACTTACTCGACAGAAGAGCAGTGCGCGGACGAGGGCGGCCTTTTGCACATGGGCCTGCGTAGCCAAAGGCCAGAGTTAGACGTGGTCTACACTTGTTCCCCCACCACACCCAACCAAGTCGCATTCGTAGCAGAAGGGGGTCTTTCATGAAAATTGATGAAAAAACAGGCAAGCCGATTGTGGAGTTGTCGCACTCGGGCCTCAACACATTCGCCTCTTGCCCCAAAAAATTCGCCTTCCGGAAGATCATCACCAATTTCTCTAACGACCGTGAGGAAAGTGACGCCACAGCCGTAGGCACCGCGATGCACGAGGCAATCCAAGAATATTTGCGCTCTCGTTCACTTTCCGCAGCGCTTGAAGCTTTGGGCACTTGGCACCCCATCACGCTGCAAGACAAGGCCAAAGCTTCAACCTACAGCCTCGAAGCCTGCATTTGGACACTGGAGCACCTGATCAACGAAACAGACGTGGGCAGCTACGACCTAGTGTCCTTCACAAAAGACGGTCAAACCATCCCCGCCACAGAAGTTGCGTTTCTTGTAATTATCGAAACCGCGCATCTTATTTTCCACGTGCGCGGTTTTATCGACCTTATCCTCCGCAACCCCGTTACGGGGCACCTCATGCCAGTGGATATCAAGACGATGCTGGAACGCGCGTTCGGCACGTTGGAAAGCAAGTATATGTATGATTGGCAAGTCACGTCTTACGGCATTCCACTTAACGCGCTGCTGGGGAATACTGGTGATTTTGACGTAGCTATCATGGCCGTTGCTATGTCCGACCGCGAACCTAAAGTGTTAATGCCAATTTTTACAAGAACGCAAGCCGACATCGACGCTTACCACTACTATCTGCTGGACAAATGCCACCAAATCGAGCGGTACTACTTGGCCGACCAATTTCCGCGGCACCCAACTTCCTGCGTTTCTTTCGGCCAAACCTGTTTCTACCAAAACGCCTGCCAGCAAAATACCGTTGCCGGGATGCAGATGATAGTAAACCCCTCGCGATCCGAAGGTCACAAGACAGAACGCGCGTTTGACCCGGTTTACACAGTCGTCATAGAAGGACACTAACATGAGCATGGCTATCCAAAAAATCAAAGTTTCTGAAACCGTTGAGTTGCACTTCCGGGCGCGCATGGATTACCGCGTTACTCCGATGCAGCTGCCTACCGGGGCCAAAGCCTACGCGCGGCTATACTACTTCATCTACGATCGCCGGGTAGACGAGGCGCAAGTACTCGTAATGCCCTCTTGCCTCACTTTTCCGCTCACTTTTCATGGGTGCTTGACAGCGGCGGCGGCTATCATTAAGGTGGGTAACAGTGAAAATCTGGTCTACGAGCATGACAGTGATGTAGTGCTGGACCCACGTAGCATTATTCAGCAGACTGCGCATAGCTACGGAGTTGATCCGTCCGAAATGATGGCCCGCTACAGCGAGGTGCGCCCTTATCTGGTAAATACCGGCATCGAGGTGCCAAACTCCATCGAAGAAACGCTGAACACATTGAAAATACGTGGCGGCACCGATATTAAAGGGAAAAACTGAAATGACGAAAACCGCCCCACGGGGCAGAAAGAGGAGTGAACGAGAATGAGTGATAACGATTTGAAAAACACCGCCCTGCAGATTTGGAAACTCGCCAATTCGCGCGACCACGATGACCCTGTTTTTATCGAAGCCATTGCCGCCCTCACCTCACCACCCGCCCCCAGCGTGGGGGATGCAGGCGTGACCGAAATAAACCTGAATGACGTGATGATGCAATCTATAGCGAACGCTGCTGCGCAATCGCCTTGGGTTCCGCAGGAATACTGTATGAACGAAATTGTCAGCGATTGTTGCAGTTTCCTCCAAGCGTCCCGCGACACCACGCCGGCCGCGGCGCTGCAATTGCCAGAGATACAAGCCCTAAAAGAGGCGCTTACTATGGGTATTTATGTAGTACACGGCGAGGCGGATGCGCAGGCTTTTTTGAAAATCGCGCGAAAAGCAATCCATGCCCTGAACGGCAAGAAAGAGAACCAAAATGACATTTGACCCAATGACAAACCTTATTCAGTGGGGACTGCTGACTGATGATGAAAAGGCAGCGCTGAAAAACTGCGGTGGCCCGTGGGTGGTGTACAACTCACTGGAGGGGTGGCATCCTTGCAGTCCATACTGGGATTTCTACGCCATCTATCGCCAAGCCACACCCGACATCATCCCCGCGTCGGTGGACTGGTCCTGTTTCGGGCCTGATATCGTTGCGGTTGCGGCTGATGAAGATGGCCGAGTTTTTGCATATCTGGCAGTTCCGAGCAGTGGTCCAGCGGTATGGAAGGCCGCATGCGGAATGTATCACGCCGTCACTATCGCATTTCCACCCCACGCATACGTTCGCGGCACGGACATCTGGCAGAACTCACTGGTGGTGCGGCCATGAAACATTTTATCCATTCGTTGTTATGTCTGGTTCTTGTATACGTGGCGGCTGTTAACTATGTCCGCTCCGAAATGCTTGCAGCTGGCGGCACAGGTAGCATGATCAACTTCAGGGCCGTCGAAAATAGCCCTATTGACAACGCAGACAACCTATGCAAGTCTCCACCATCAAACATAGAGGAACCCGACAATGCCAGCAATGACTAGCGCACTGGAAGAAACAGGCGCGGCCCGCATAATGATCTACGGACAACCCGGAACCCGTAAAACATGGTGGGCCTTGCGCGCCGCCGAATTCGGCTTCAACGTCATTCTTTGCGACTTCGACGGCAAATTCCAGATTGCCAACCAACTTTCACCCGAGGCACTGGCCCGGATTTACCACCTTGACATGCGGGCCACGGATAACTATGCAGTATCAGGTGCCGCGGCAATGGCAATGGCGGCGCAAGGTAGCGCGATTTTGTTCGACGAAGCAACCCGGCAATATGTTGCGCCAAACCAGATTGACCCCGAAAAGTCTTACGCTCGTATCGACTTGCGCGCTGGCGACACCAAGACGGTGCTGGTTATCGACAGCTGGTCAGCCTTCATGGATAACATTTCCGCAATTAACGTGCCGATCCGAGATGCCGTCAAGGTGGAAAAGCTGGAATGGGCCGATTACCAAAAAGTGCGTTTGGGTGGTGACAAATTTATTTCTAATCTAAAGCGGCTTAACTGTCACGTTATCGTCACGGGCCACGCAGAAACCTATGCCCGCAAACGGCCTGATGCCGACCCGAAAGCCCCGCTGAAAGACCAAATCGAAGCGGTGCGTGTCCAACCTTGTAGCATCACCCGCTCTCATGGCGAAACTTTGGCTCGCCAATTCAACGACGTGTTGTTCTTCGAAGTCCCTAACGCCCTCGTGGGCACCATGATTAACACCGCAGGTTCCGAAGATTTCGACGCGCTTACCCAGTCCACAAAACCGGGTAAAAACAAGTGGGATGACCTGCTATTTGACAAATTCGTTGCGCCCGGCATTTTGGCCGCAGTCCGCGACAACACTCATTTCAGTTCCGCCATGGTAGTAACCGTGACCGGGGCCGAAATTGCTGCAGCCAAGTCGAAAACATCGACAACGGTTCCGGTAACTGGGGCGCCAACCCTGCTTAACATTGGCAAAAAGTAACCTTAAACACACACATAAAGAAAGAGAACCATCATGTCTGCCATTAACGCATTGAACGCATTTGACTGGTCCACGGTAACCGAGGCTGATCTGTCCAGCCTTACTATGGACGAAATTCTTGGCATCGACATTGCCGACGTGAACCTAAGCCAAAACCTGCCTGATGGGGTTTACGCTTTGATTATCGAGGATTTCGAGAAAGTTGTGCGCGCCGCCGATCCAAGCCAAGACAAGAAAGGCTCAGTTTCGGTCCGTGTTAAGTTGCACGTATTGCGCTGCTTGGCCACGGACGATCCAAGCCTTGACAAGGAAGCGCTGGCTGGCCGCAAGCACATGGAAAGCTTCAACATGTCGAACGCTTACGGCCCGCGGAACATTACCCAACTTATTCTGGGCGTGGTCGGCACCTCTTGGCGCAATAAGACCTCCATTGCCGAAGTTACCGGCACGCTGGGTTCGTTGCTGGAAGAATTGAAGGCAGGTAAAGTTGCCTTCGGTGTCCAGATCAAGACCGTGGAGCGTAATGGCTACGAAAATTGCAGCATCGTGTACAAGGAAAAGTCCTTCATTAACATGAACGCCCTGCAAACTTTGCCAGAAATGGGCTAAATTAAACAGGGTCGGCAGTGTGTAGTGCATTGCCGACCCCTTTTTTGGAGAAAATCATGAACAGCTATTATTTGGCGAGAAAAGCCGAGCATGACAGTCTGGCCCAGCATGTGGCCGAATTCGAAGCCAATGGCGGCGTTGTGCAGAAATGCGAAACTGGTGCGCAGAGTTTGCCGTATGGAGCAGTACCAGCGCCCTTTCACGGAAACCAAAAGTACATTAAACTTAAACAAGTTACTATGGAGAAGCTGCTGGCCGCTAAAGCTGCTGATAAGTTTTTGGCGGAGATTACGCAGTCCGGGCTGGCCTTGGGCACAATAGCGATCTGGATGCGTAACAACACACAGCTGGCCGCGCACTGCCGTAGTCTTGGCCTCGTTTTCAGTAAAGAAACATTCAAAAAACAGGTGACCCATGACAAACGGACTTCATAGGCCAAAAGCCTCGGCCACAGTACACCGGCCTCAAAATTTCGACATGGTGGCTGTTGAATTAGCTGCTGACGAGCGGGTCGTTTGGCAAATCTTCCCAGTTCCCGGACCGCGCGCGCCCACTTTTGAGGCCGTTTTCGCCAGCAGCGCCTTAGTGCCAGAAGCGGGCGACATCATCGTTTTGGCAAATCAATTCACGCGTGAGCAGCGGGTAGTCGTGGCCTACGTAGAGCCGAGCGCAATGGAATTGGCTACAAATGCCAGTTTTACTATTGACGTCTGGAGCATCTACGTTACCAAGGAGGTTTAATATGGCTTATCGTATCGGCTTGCTTATCCAGAACGAAACTAACCAACGGGCGCCAGCGGCTTCCCGCATCATTCAGGCCACAATCCCGGGTTGCGCGGTTAGCACCTTGAACCTGCACGTTTTAGTGCCTGACTACTGGGTGGCCAAGGCCAATACGAAAGCCAAGCGCCAAATCGGGCCACGCGGCCGCGAGCAATTCCGCATCGCCATGGAAAAGCTGGCCCCGCGCTACGATGCTTTCGTCACTTACGACCTCGCGCTGGCCACGCATGTTCTGCCCGCCCGCGACAGTAAAGCCCTTACCAGCACCGACGTTTTGGCCGGCATGATTATTGAGCGGTTCGAGAAGCCTATTCTTTTCATCGCCGATCCTTTGCAAATTTACGGGCGGCAGTTTTCCGATGAACAGCGCGCCGTCTCTGGCTACATCACGGCATTCCACTGTAATAAGCTGAAAAATCACATGCACGGCACTCGCGATTATGCCAAGCCTACGAAATTCGTTATAGCGCAAAGTATGGCCGATCTGCAAACGTTGGAAAAGCTGGCCAGCAAATCCGTCATGACCGCGTTCGACATTGAAACCTCGGGTGGGTATATTTCAGTCGTTGGCTTTGCGCTTTCCATCCCCGGCCTTGCCTACACCCCAGTTTTCGTGATCCCTTTGCTCATAAACCTTGAGAACGAAACCAGTGATTACTGGGACAGCGACGCCGCGTTCAACATGGCCTGCGCCACGATCGGCAGCATTCTTGCCAATCCTACGCCAAAATGCGCCCATAACGGCAGCTTCGATATTGCGCACCTGTTCCGTTACGGCTGGAGCGTCAATAACTACATCCTCGACACCATGCACTTTTTCCATGCAGTCTTCCCAACCATGCCAAAAGCCCTTTACAGTGTGTCCAGCATGTTCGTGCAAAAATACAAATACTGGAAAGACGACGGTAAGGAGGTTGATGATCAGGGCAAAACCAAGTGGGAAGCCCCGCGCACAGCAGATCGGACTTACGGCTACTGGCTTTACAACGCGCTGGACTGTGCTAACACGCTGGACACTGCTATGGGATTGCTGGATTTCGTGTGGGGCGCCGGCGCTGGAACGCGGTACCCCGAGTACGCCGCTGGGTTCGGGCATGTGGGCCGCACGTATATCCGCGAATTTGCCCTGCAATTTGGGCCCGCGCTTTACATGTCTATGCACGGCTTGCCCGTCCCAGCAGAACGGCAAGAGGCGCTGCGCGAAAAGCTGCTCAACGAAGCCCGGGTTAAGTTGGCCGAGCTGCAGGAACTAGTCGGCGACCCCGACCTTAACCCCAATTCTTCCGACCAAACTTGCGAACTAATCTACGATGTACTACGTGCCCCAATTTTGCCGCGCAAAGGCCGGACAGCAGATAAACGCGTATTGCAGGCAGTTGGCGATGCCCATCCGATTTTCCGCGAAGTAATCAAAGCTATCACCGACGCCAAAGAGCCGGCAAACAATGCCACAAAATACGGCAATCTTCCGCTTTGGTATCAAATCTGGCTATACAAAATCAAGATGGGCAACACAACCACAGCGCGCGCCGCTTCCTCTAAGCACGATTTCGGCATAGGCACCAACATGCAAAACGTGCCAAAATCCATGAGGCTGCTGGCCACAGCTTATCCCGGCACCACACTGGTTTCCTCCGACTACAGCCAGTCTGACAGCTATTTTGTTGCGTTCGAGAGCGAAGATGGGGCCATGATCGAGACTGTAACTGACGACCGTGACACGCACTCGGTTCACGTCGAGTTTTTCTTCGGCCATAAGTATGCTGATGTTGTCGCGGGTGCCGCCAAAAAAGAGCCTTGGGTAGTGCATGCCGATATTGGGGTCCGCCAAATCATCAAAAAAGTGAGCCACGGCACAAACTACGATATGGGCGGCGGCACAATGCTGTTAAACGTGCGCAAGGAAGCCGCGTGGGCCATGGTTTGCGCACTCCTCTCCGGCCCTAACTCCGCCAAATTCATCACATATATGGGCCTCGACAAAACCAAGTCCGCGCAGTACTATATCGACAACGAACGTCTTTGGTCAAATGCCCAGCTGGAAAAAGCCTGTGACTTTGCCCAAGCCCTGTACTACATGCGATACCCCGCGCTTAAACGCTGGAAGCAGGCCGCAGTGCAGGGCGCGCGTATCAATCACGGTGTTATTACTATGTATGGGGGCTCAAGCACCGTAATGCTGTGCGATCCTGCCAAAAATCCGCGCTTCATCCCCGCATCTTACGGCCAAGGCGGCACCGCGGGCAACATCAACAACGCTATGTTGCGACTGTACTATTTGGCCGACGCAATGTGGGTGCGCGGGTTCAAAATGATAATACAAGTCCATGATGAACTAGTTTGCAGCGTTCCAGACGGACGCTACGACCTTGTCGATCGCAAAGTTAAAATCATGGAGCACCCTTGCGCAATCAAGGGCCGCACGTTCACCATCCCTGTTGAGGCAGAATTGACTAAGTCTTGGCAGGCCAAGTGGACGGTTAAGTACGAAGGGCTTGGTGCCGAAAAACAGGCAGGCTATACCGCCGCGCTTGGGGCAAACGAAAGTAAAGTTATGAAATCTTTGGGGCTGTCATTATGAAAAAACTTGACGCTAAAGCAAGCCGCCGGCGTAACTGGGAAATCCTGCGGCTACGTGGGGCATACCGTGTTCTCGTTGACCACTACGCAAGCCTAGCTGCCCGCGCAGAAGTTGACCGCGCGCTAAAAGTACTGGGTGCCGAGAGCGAAACAGAACGCAACTATCGCCTGTTTCACGAGCACCTTGACAAGCGCAAAAACCTGTGCCACTCTTCCAATACTGCAACTTGACATTAAAGGAGAACCAAATGTCACAAAACCGTACGATTAACGACAGCGGCGTTCAGCTTGAAAATCTGCCGCACGACTTGGCCCCAATCACCGGCACCGGGGTCACACCCGCGCAAGCCGCAGCTTTGGCCGCCCCACTCACCGCGTTTATCGCGTCGCTGCCCTACGAGTTGGACGAGCGCGGCATCCTTGCCTACCGCACCAACACGCTGGCGCTTTCGCACCCCGCCTATCTGACCTACGGCCCCGGGCACCCACTGGCTGGCCAGCCCATCAACGCGGGCTGGAACGACGGCGACTATATCACCAAGCACGGTGGCGCGCCAATGCCTTTCATCGACATGGACCGTATGCCAGTGGACGTGTTGAACAAGTTGCTGAAAACCCTGCAAAACATGGCGGTGACCGTGGCCTCGGCTACCTAACCCGACCAAGCTGCCCGACTAGCCCGACAACCCAACCAAGGAGCCTGCCATGTCCACCTCAATATCTGGCGTAGTTATCGCCATTACTACCGAAGCCCTCTTTGTCGCTTGCGATGATGAAGAAAATCGCTGGTTCTCGTTTGCCAGTGACATCGACGAAGAAGACCGTGACGCTGCGAAAGATTTTGAAGTAAATGAAGAAGTTGATTTCAGCGTCACGGACTTTTGCGCCAAAAAATACGACCTGTAAACTGGGCGAAATTACGGGCCAACGAGCCAAGCGGGGAATAAATGTCTGATAAAGTAACGGAAACCTTGAAGCGTCTGCAAAATCCTGCCGTCGCTTCTTACCTCGACCTTATGTCAGATACGGAAACTCCGGCGATTTTCCACGTCTGGACACTTATTTCGGCAGCCGCGGCAAGTTTAACCCGCCGTTGTTGGTTCCAGATGGGTGCAATCCGCGTAATGCCGAACATGTATATCGCTCTCGTTGGCCCACCCGGCGTCCGCAAATCACAGTCCATCAACTATGCCAAAATTTTACTAGAGCAATCCGAAGGCATCCGTTTCGCACCCGACAGTACCGGCGGGTACCTGCAAGGCCTAATTTCCGCCATGCAGGGCAAAGTCCCATCATCTCGCGAAGACGACAACATCGACGCAGTGCTAAACGATATAGGTGGGCTGCAGCTTGGCGGCATGGACCTAGGTTCGGTGGCCGACACGCATGTTGCAAATAGGCACTCCCTTTATGTAACGTCCGGCGAATGGGCTAGCTTTATCGGCATGAAGTCCGACGCGTTTATTACGTTTCTGGGCGACATGTGGGACGCCAGCGGGCGAGACTTTTTTGAGTACACCCTAAAGCGCGAGACAACCCGCATTGACCTGCCCTGCCTCAACATGATCGGCGGTATTACCCCCATGCACTTCACCACCTACCTGCCACCGCAAGCAGTGGGCCAAGGTTTCACTTCACGTATGTTGCTAGTTTACGCAGACCGCCCAACAAAGCGTATCGCGTGGCCCGAGCCGTTTAACGAAAAACTGTTGGCCGATTTTAAGCAGCTTTTCAACTGGATATTCACGGTGCCCGAGGGTGAAATTCGCCACAGCATCGCCGCCCGCCAAGCCATAATCGCGCACTACGACTACAACATCGGCATCGAGGACGCGCGGTTCATAAGCTACGGACAGCGCCGACAATCGCACCTTGTAAAAACCGCCATGGCCCTTGCTGTTCTGCGAGCCTCAACCATCGTGGACGTAGAAGACGTAGAAGACGCGCACATCTTGCTCGCGCTCACCGAAAAAACCATGCCCGACTGCCTTGGCGAATACGGACTTTCCCCCATCGCCATCGCCAAGTCGCGCGTCACCGAAGTCCTGCGCAACGCTACCGAGCCTATGTCTATCAACCGGCTGATCATGGCCAGCGGCGG